GCAGCTCCGGTTACAATTGTTCCACCGGTAACTTCAGCTCCATGCTCTAATCCCATCACAAAAACATTTCCGTTGTAATCTTCAACAGCAACATGTGGTCTACCGTAAGCAAGCAACTTAATCTCTTTATTATCTTCTTTAGATAATTTATGTAGTGTTAAGTTTAATGTTTGCTCAAAGAAAGTAGTTCCATTTTCTCTTGAAGAAGTAACGGTTTGTTCGAATGATGAATTACCTTTTAATTCATATTTGAAAGCAGTAAAAGTACCAGTCATGTCGGTTATTTGATCATCTGTATCTTGAGATACAGTACCAAAACCACCGAAGTCAGTAAAATAAACATTCTTTATTCCACCAACTACATCTTTACATGGTTCAATCCTACCTTTATTTAACGTACAAGCCATAATTTTTTTATTTTAATTAAAAAAAGGCAGGTAGTTTCTACCACCTACCCTTTTCTATGTTATACAATTACTTAGTTATTATGCTAAAGTCAATAGCACTAAGTCTGAACCGATTCCGTATTGGATTCCACTTGTAAATCTCATAATTACTCTTACGTTTTGAGATCCATCAAGGTCAGCCATGTCTAAAACCTTCACCTCATTATGGTCTGACAATAATCCTGTACCAAAATAAAGATTTGATTTTTGACCTGCAACTGCATGATCTGCTGGCATTCCAGGAGCTAATACAACTTTAATTCCATCGAAAGAAAGTGCATTACCCATATTGTACCATTGATTTCCTTTGTTTTCGTAACCTGCAGCTCCAAGACCTGATGCTCCAAATCCTCCAAGAGATCTTACATATGCTTGATATGCAACTGGTGGTAAGTAGATATTTAAATCTTCTTTTCCGTAGATTGCATTAGGAATTGAATCAACAATATTTCCTAATAAACTATTAATGTTAGAAGAAGTAAATGAAGTTTCAGAACCATTAGAAGCATCGTTGACGTCTCCGTCAGCAGCCATAAGAACTGTAAATCCATCAAATTCTCCAGCAGTTCCGTTTACACCACCCCAAATATTTTGTTCAGTTTTTTCTGCAACTAAACCAGCAACGTGGCTTATTAAGAAATCACTAAATTTAGGTGGCATGTTATCAAATGAAGAATATCCCATCTGAATAGCTTCCCAATCGCTTCTAAAATCTTTCTTACAAAGTTCTAGATTTACTTGGAATTCTTCAGGTTGAAGGATTCTTTCTGTTAATGTTACAGTAGCTGTATCAGTAAAATCACAAGTAGCGTCTTTTATAACGTTACTATCTGTTGCAACTTTTTTGATTACTTCTTTAAACTTAACATTTGGTTTAATGTCAATGTTACCTTGATCCAAAGTAGCACCTGACAGCAATGCAGCCGAAATATACTTGCCTGCAAACTCTCCTGAATAAGAGGACGTAATTGATGTTGTAGTAGCCATAATAATTATTATTTATTTAAATTTAAAATTCTGTTTAATACTCTGTCTTTAATTGTATGTACTCTATTTTTAGAATACAAGTTTATTTTATTTTCTTCTTTTCTCTCTGGTGAGTGATTTACTTTTTTAGGTTCTTCAGTTAATTCAACTGATTCTTCTTTACTTAACATTTCTGTTACAGCAAGTCCAACCTGTTCGCTCATTTCTTCTTCTTTGTGAGGTCCTTTAAGATCTTCAATCATTGCTTTAATTTCTTCTACAACTGAAGTTAATTCTTCTTTTGTAACATATTTAGCTTCAACCTCTTTTTCTTTTTCTTCTTCTAGTTCTTCAGAAGCTTCTTCTTCTTTTACTTCTTCTTCAGGTTTATTATCAATAATTTCTTTAATAATTCCTTCTTCTTCTATAACTAGAATTTTACCATCCTCTAATTCATATTCACCGACAGGTAGAGCCACGCGCTCATCTTCGGTAACTATAAAAATAGGTTGGTCACTTTCAAATGATTCTGCTTCTAAAACAGTACCATTTTCTAACTTCATTTGTGCTAACTTTACATCTTCTACAGAAGATTCAGTTTCAACACCTAGAAGTTCTTTTACTTGATTTAACATATCTAATGGTTTCATATTATTTTTATTAAAATGTATTATGCGATTTATTCATCATAATCTTGTGATTTTTTCAAAGTCTCTTTCAATATTTGTGAAAGAAATAACTAGATTGTTTAATTCCATAAATTTATCATCTATTAATTTTTTTTTTGAGTCTAGTTCAGATGTAGATATTCCTGCTGACCTAATGGCTTTCTGTAATTCCGTAATTTCAGAAGATGCTTTTGCTAATCCATTTCTAGCTGTTTCAGATTGTTGAATACCTGCTGATATTGGCCCTATATTAGTCCTAGCTTGTTTTTTTAAATTAGATAAATTATTGTTTGCTTTATCAAAAATTTTTTCTAATACTTTTGCCATTCTAATATTTTCGTCTGCTCTTTTTAAACTTAACTCTACTTTTTCTGATTTTAATTCAGTTTTATCTTTTAGATGTTTATTAACGTTTTTTAAAGTCTTCGGATTCATATTATATATAATTAATTAATTAAACTTTTGTTATATTTTCCCTATACCTTGTGCTTGATAACTACCATCACAACATTTTCTAGAATAAGTTTGTCCGTCTTTACATAAACATGCTCTTTTGTCTGTTTTAGGGCTTGTATAATATCTATTGCTTTCGTATTTTTTTTTCATATTATTTTTTTATTGGTACACAATTAGGTACTTTTTTACCATTCTTCATTTTAAAACCTACCATTTCATAACCATCCCAGCAAGGAGATTTTAACTTTTCTAGTTGTTTTAATTTACTTTCAGCCCAACGTTTTCCAGCTTTACCACCCCAAAGTAAATAAGATATAGTTCCACAAGCTTCATTATCACCTTCTTTATAATATTCTTCTGCTCTACTCAAATAACTAAACATTCTTTTAATAGTTGCTTTACTAATTGGTTTTCCTTGAGCTAATTGCTGTGCTCTAATCTTACCTACTTGCGTAGCACATTTATTATTTACTTTTTTATTTAAATCTAAACCTCTTTTAGCATTATTCTTAACTGCTTGTGGATAATCCGAATATGTTTCTAATTCTAATGTTTTTCCACTTTTATATCTTTTATCTTTTTTAACTATACCTTTTATTTGAGATAATAATTCAGCAGCCTCTTCTTCTTCTATCATTGCTAACTCATTTGGCTCATTTGGTCTTTCTAATTTATCAGCAAAATAACCTTCTATACTAAACCCTTTAACTTTACCTGTTTTTACAAAGTCATTCCAAACTTCATCATTATTTACTTTTACAGATACCATCCAAGTGCCTATAGGTGCGTTTAGATCATACTTCCTTGTTTTATCAAACTTATCATCTTCTACTATCCAAGATTCAACCACAGACAATCCTTGCAAAGGTAGTTGATGCTCTAAAGTAGATTTATTTTGATTACCTCTCATTAAAAATAACTCACTTGCTTTCTTAACTGTTTTTCTAGAAAAATAAATATAATAATCTTTATCTTTGGTTTTCCTGTATATAGGTTTATTAGGTATTAAAGCAGCTCCCATTAGAATTCTTTTTTCTTTATCTACTTCAGCTAACTTTAACTCTTGATTTTTAAGTGCAATAAAATCTTCTTCTATCGCTGGGTTTTCTACAACTGATATTGCTTGAATACCTGAAAACTCATCTGATTCGTCTATAAAAAGTTCTATAATGTCCATATATAAATAATAGTTTTATTGATGTTTTGTTATATTATTAGATTGATGCTCCTTCTACAATATTTCTATCTAACTCTTGTGAAGTAGTTACATCATTACTAACTACAAAAGCTTTTATAGGTTGCTGTGCTTGACCTCCTATTGCTTCTGCTAATTGATTAGTTCCTGAATCACCTACTATATTAAAAGCAGGTGGTGCAGGTGGAACCACCGCAGGAGATGATACCGCTCCTCCTCCTGAAGCACCAAGACCAGCAGGTGGAGTTGGATCAGGTGAAGAAGTTATCGTTTTAACATTAGCTATACCTGCTGCAGTAACAGCTGCTGCTGCAATAAAGTTAAAAGGAGGTGGTGATGCAGCCAAAGCTTTGTTAGCACCTGCAAAAGTATCTCTAATTGCTTGTACAATTGCAATAGCTTTACCAAATTTAGAACTTTTACCAACCAACGATGCTAAATTACCTAAAGCATCAGTCATTAATTGTTGTTTTGATTTATTTAAATCTTTTTCTATTTTTACTTGATTATTTGCATTTTCTTGTTGATATGCTAATAGTTCATTATTCGCATCTTCATATGATTGTGTTCCTTCTTTATATAATGCTCTCTTCGCTTCTAATCTTTCAGTTTCTAATCTTAAATCTTCTTCATTATTTAACTTTTGTTGTTCTAAACGTAGAAATTCACTTTCAATTTGTTCAGCATCAAAATCTCTTTTAGATTGTTGTCTTTCTGCTTCAGCATCACTAATAGATTGATCTAATTCTAAAGATTCTCTTTTTAAAGCATTAGCATTAGAATCTTGTTCGGACATAAATCCTTTTATCTGTGCCTCTATTCCTAATTTTTCATTTTTAGCATCTTGTAATTCAAGAAAGTTAGCATCACTTTGATTTTTATCATATTGAGCCTGTGCTGCAGCAACTATAGCATCAGCATTATCCTGCATTGTTTCTTTTTGTTTATCTAATACTTCTTTTAATCTATTATTAGCTTCTATTCTTTGTTCTATAGTATTAAATTCATTATCTCTTAATTGTCTTTGTTGTTCAGCTTGCCTGTCATATTCTTCAATTAAACCTTGATTTATAACCCTTGCTTTTTCTGCACTTTTGTTTAATTCAACAATAGATTTAGCAGACGAAATTGTTTCTTTAGTGTAATCAATAATAGTATTTTTTACCTTTTCAAAACTCTCATCTTGTCCTGTGATTATATCAATACTTTCTTTACCTGCTTGTTTAAAACTATCTATAGCATCAGAAAAGTTACCTTTAAATAATTCTCCTATACCTTTAGCTACAAAACCTAAAGTTTCTTTAAATTGTTCAAATCTAACTACTAATCCTTCATATATTGAATTTCCAAAATCTTTAATAGTTTGTACAGGATCACTAAATAAACTTTTAAAAGTATCAATTATTATACTTGAATTTTTATTAATAAAATTAAAGAAATCATTAAATGCTATTGAAAGAGTTTCAAAAGTAATCGAGAAAAAATCAGTAACTTTTTGATTTTCATTTAATACTTCTGTAAACTTAGCAAATGCTGCAATAGCTAATCCAATACCAGCTGCCTTTAACGCACCTCCTATTTTTTTTACGCCTCCTGCTGTTTTTTCAGAAGCTTTTTCAACACCTTTTAAACCATCTTTAGTATCTTTATTGCCTTTTTCAACTTGTTTGTTAAGTTCTTGTATTTCTTTTTTTAATTCTTCTACCTCTTTAACAGCTTTATCTGTTTTAGCAATAAGATCTATTGTAATTTTTTCCATGCTATTTCTTTTTTAAATTGAGCAAATGTTTCTTTTAAACTTTCAGGAAACTTATATTTCCCTTGTGCTATTCTAATGTTTTCAGTTTCTCCTTTCGCTTCTTGCAATAATTCTAATATATTCTCTATCATACCTCGTTTAATAATTCAAGTTGACTTTCTCCTGTTTTTAAATTTGTTGTTATGCTATTTATTTTGTAACTTCTATTTCTTACTATAAATCTATCTGCAAGAGTATAGTTTCTTAATATCTTCAATGGTAAAAAAGCATTTATTTTAGTTAATCTTCTCTTTATATTAAATACATCCTCTATATAAGTTTTATATAAATCCTCAAATAAAGTACCAGAGAAGTTACCACTAGGTTGCCATTCGTTTGTTTCTAATCCAAAGTGTAAAGCAGTATCGTCTGTGCTAGAATCTAATGCTACTGAATTACTTGGTATATAATAACCTGTATAACTTGATTCAGGGACTTCTGTTTCATTAGAAGCATCTGGCAAGAAAGATATAGTTTGTGGACTAGAGTTATTATATATTGCATAAAACAATAATGGTTCTCCTTTTATTGGGTCTAAGTTTTCATCAATCATATATCCTACCTGTACGTTCTTAATAGTTCCACCTGTACCATCTGTTAATCTCTCATATTGCATATGTTCAAAAGGTACTTCTATCTTATATATACCTCCGTCAAGTGCTTCACTATTATCATAATTTAAAGACCCCCATTCACGGTTGTTTATTTGATTAAATACTGATGCCAATAATGATTTAGTACTTTTAAAACTAAATGATATTTCTTTATATGGTAAAGCTAAATCAACCTGACTTTGTTCCATATCAACGTAATCATCTATAACATAGCTCGTACCTGATGCATAGAAGTTATCTAAAGTTTCTACTTTGATAGTACCATCATCTTGTGTAAATGCAGTTAGATTGAACATACGGAATAGTCCTGTAATGAAATCTATAACCTTAATTTCAGGTACATTTTGAGTAGGTTGGAATTGTATAATTTGTACTATTGATATATTAGTTGCTGATATTGTTTGTTCATTAGGTTCTGCAGGTGTTGATATATCATCAAATCCTAAAGTAAATGTATTAAAGGTCACAGAACTATTACTTCTAACAAAAACAGTTAAATTACCATCTTCTAAAGAACCTATAAAAATCATATCTAAAGCAGTTTGGTTTCCAGTTATTCCAACAACAGAAGAAAATAAATTACCGTTTCTAAATATAAGTACATCATACGTTACAGAAGTATCACTCATCAGTGTGGTTAAACTAATATTAGTAATTTTTCTTTCCACTGTTAATGTTTGTCCTAGTATATCGCTAGATACGTAAACAGGACTTGGAGTAGCTGCAAAGCCAGTAACTTGTGAAGTAAAGGTTTGGTCGTCTTGTATTAGATTCCCTTTTTTTCTTTGCATCCATAAATATAGATTGTGATACCTATCAT